CTTATCAGGTACAACAACATTTTGCGATTCCTGTAGAACAGACCTTGAGTCAAACTGAGTTCCATTTGAACGTCCCTTACGCAAATCCAACGAAAGAGTTGCTGTGGGTCTTACAGCGTCCAGAGGCGGAAATATACAATGCGTTTTTCCTTTTTACGAGGGATTTATTTCCAACACCGGTTTCGCAGCCGTTTGGCGGACCACCGCCACCGGTCAATCCGTCAACCATTCCTTGGTGGCCGAATGCCATTCTCTTACCGGCACAGGCGAACAACTGGCAGATTCAACCTGGATTTTATAATGCGTACTCGGAGCCACTTGAGGGTGCCGCTTTACATTATAACTCCTACGAACGATTCGTACATGATGGCGGTAGCTTCTTTCGTTCAGTTATACCGTCACAGTATTTTGTCAAAGAGGCCTGTATTGACCGTTATATTTATGCGTATGCGTTCGGCCATAAAAACGACCGATTAGAATACGAACCGAAAGGAACGGCGAACTGGGATAAGATAGAACGCAAGGAGTTATATCTTACAATGAATAAGGCAAGAGGAGGCGGTACACCGCCTAATTTTAATGTATATGCATATGTGACGATTTGGAATATTTTTAAGGTGTATGGTGGTCGTGGAGGTATGCTGTTCAGTAATTAAAAATTGAGCATTTATAATCTTAAAAATCTAAACGTATTAAAATGTATGTTGGATATCCTATTAGTCTTAAAACGGCTTTTACTATCTTCGGTTATAAGGAGCCAGAGGGTGATGCGACGGCTCAGTATAATACACTGAGAGAGCACCTCAAAAACTTCTCCTTGGATCTTTACTTTTACGACAAAAATGTGTATATTCTGGGCCTAAGATTAATGGAGTTTGACGCTGCTCGCGATTTTCATTATCCAGTAGAGCATGCGGCAAAAGTTATAAGTGGATATTCCTCAATGGTAAAACGAAATCTAATATTGGCCGGTGCTAGAATACAATATGAATTTGATATTGAGGTGCTTGAAGGAGAACCAGAGCGAGTACAGCATCCAGAGCCATATTTGATTACATAATTATATTCGCTTCAAGGTGACTTCTATCGGTTTTTTTGCCGATTTGGGTAGATTGACAACAGCGATGCGTCCGTAGAATGAAAATGAGACTTCCCCTTTCCAGCAGATTCCGTCCTTGATATACAAATCAAACCGAGATTTGAGTTCTTGGACCTCGGGGGACGAAAAAGGAATACCTAAATCAATTGTTAGTTTTTTCAAAACCGCAATTGATTCTTTTAAGCGTTCGGCTTGCGGTTTATCGGAGATAACAGCCTCACCAGAAGACATTTATAGAACAGATGAAAAAAACCTAATGTTGCGAACGACCAGAAGGCATCATAACACCACAAGTTGTACTATTACATACACCAAAACCTCTAAAATAATCGTATTTGTTTTCAAAAGAAGGGAAATTCAATAAACAACTGCTAGGATAGTAGCAACAGGTGCTAAGATTTTTACAATCACCGCTTGGATTTTTAAGAATAAAGGCGGCATTTTGATTGACATAAATAGCACGAGCCTTATTTTTACGGATTGTATCGGAGGCGTCCATCTAATTGTACTCTTGGAATCTTTGTGTAATAATCATAGTCGTATCACGCTGATGAGGTGTGCTAAATGGAGACCTAATAACATCAGGGTCACTCACGGTCGTATTACGACTGAGGAAGAATCCGTGCTGAGTTCCAAGCGCTGTAGTATTACTAATCATGCGTGTCAAGGCACGACTATCGTAACTGCGAACGTCTTCAACCATTTCATCCACTTGGGCCTGGAGGCGCGTGATAAAGGGACGCCCCGCTGCTGGTGACAGCGTAAGCGTGTGTGCGTGCGCAATCAAAGCTTCTATTGCTCTATCATGTTCTCGGTCGCGAATCAAATTCGCCACCGTATTCATTGTTTCCACTAAACGAACTCGTTGAATTTGTTCCTCCATTTCCATGGCATCCATAGTGGTCAAAGAAGTCACTTCTAAACTTTTCTCTACACCACCCTCGGTCCAAGTGACTTTTACGGGAAGAGATGAACCTTGAAAGACAACCCATTGTGGTTTATCAACAATCAGTTGACCAACATTATACACTGACGGACGCAGTATATCTATACCAAGTTCAATACAGCGACCGCCCCTGGCTGAAACCACAGCATTACTTCCAACACGTTCATCCAATCCGCCAACGATATCGCCGATGATGGCGGGAATGAGTTCAATTGAATCAGCAAATGTGTAGGAACCTCGGCTACGAACGGCCATATCACGAAGCATTTCACTATTGTGTAAATTACCGTAGCCGAGAGTGTTTACTGGGGTGCCGGCGGCCAAGCGAGCCGATAGAAGTCGTAAAAGGCCAGCAGAACTGGTGATTCCGCTGTTTATAAATCCGTCGGTCATAAGAAATACAGAATCAATCGGGCCAGAAGATACATCTACATTGCTTATTTCCTCAATTGCCGCCTCCATGTTCGTACCTCCATCCGCTTCCAGAGTATTAACGAGACTATGAAGTTCACTCTTTGCCAAACTATTCATTTTTCGGCAATTAACCAAAACCGACGCATCACTTGAGTATTGAATAATTGTTAGAAAGTCTTGCTCATCCATTCGGTCAATGAGAAGATGAAGGGTGCGTAAAACACCAGAAATTGGTTCTCCTTCCATACTTCCACTTGTATCTAGGAGAAGCGCAATGTGGTAAGGAGTGCGATACGAAACCGAACCTCGTGACGGAAGAATTCGTACTAGGAGATTATTGCTGTGTAGGGCAGCATCTACTTGAATGGGCATGTTATGACCGATTCAAATAGTAGAAACTTAAACTCAATTTTTCTCAAAGCTGGGTGTCGGAGGCGTAGTTCTGTGTCAACAAAGTCTGCATACGCTTGTATTTAATGTAGTCGGTATGGGAGCGGAATATGGGAAAGGGTTTGCCACCGCCCGGAGCACTTGTATATACAATTCCTACCGAGGAAACATTTTGGTAGACGTTGTAGTTATTTGATTCTGAGGAATACAGGGTTTTTCCAGAGTTGAAGGAGACTGAGTCGGAGGCGGAACGGTCGTTTGGTTGTACGCGAAAGAGTGGTATTGCGCAACTCTGGGCGCAGTAATTGACGGTAGAGAGCGGTAAGGCGGGATCTGGGTAATAAATATACGTCTGTGTGGAGCCGTAGTATGGCGGAGGCTGTGAAGGAACAGACATATTTAATGAGCGAGCAGAAATTCTTTCTCATACTCCTCCTCCATTTCGGGTAGTGGTACTTCGCGGTAGTCACGGATGTATTCAACAGAATCACCTTTACGAATGCTGAGAACACCTGAATTGACAGTAAAGACGGAGTAGAGTTTCTTAGAACCACCATCAGGTCCTCTGGTCCAGCGATTCGCACTGCGTTTCCATTTATGTTCGTTAGAATCGTAGACCAGTTGGGCGCCAGAAAAGATTATGCCCGCAGGGGAGACTACGGTATTACGGCACAACTCCGTCACCACACCGAGCACTTTTCCAGAATATTTTATATCGTCTCCAATCGCCACCGAATCCATGCGTTTCCAAGAGCCGTCGGCCATTTCAACTTCGGTGGAACCTGCTATACCAAGGCTGTAATCCAAAACGGGCGAATCTTCGTAGAATGTGAAACCACCGTTGAGCGCACGGGCGGCGGTTCGCTGAGTGCCGACCACCACATCAGAGGTTTCGTGTTCATCATAGTCGGCAACGAGTAATCCGTCTACACCAACACGGAAACGATGACCGCCAACATTTAGGCAGATAAGTTCGTCCACGGAGTCAACAGGCACCGCCATAGGGTGGGACGCAGCAGGCACCATACCTAAAGACCCAGCCAGCACGTAATGAGCGGCACTCACAACCACATCGCCGATGCGTACCATGGGTGTGGAACGACCTCCAAAACGGAAGACCGACGACACAACCGGTGACTTATTGTTAGGAACCTCAGCAAGTACATCACCAATCTTAATCTCTTTAATCGCCTTAAAACTTCCATCGTTCATCTTGACTAAAGTATCTGGAGCAAAGCAGAATTCAAATAAAAATTTTACGAGGTCGTTGTCGGCCAAATTGAAGGCGGCCGTCATCGCCGACTGACCCATAAAGAGAACCGCAAACATAGAGCCATATACCTTACCCATCAAGTTCAAGATACGAATAAAACTCATACGAACATTGTTGAGTAAGAATTGAATTTTGTTGCGGACACTGGCAATAAATTGTTCAACGCCTCGTAAAAAGTTGGCGAACATTCCACGAATACTCATAGCGGAGTTGACGACGGTCATCAAAACTCCCTGAAACGTCCCCAAAATCCCGTAGATAGGGGCGAATACTTCGGCCGCTTTACTGCTAAAAATACTTTGGACACAAAAATTAAAATTATCAATTGGATCGTACCCAAAATTGCCGACAAACGGCATAAACAGAGGATTGCAACGGTAGGATCCAAAGTTGTTTTTGATGTCGGCGAGCATATGGAGCTGAAATGCGCCGACCAATAGGCCGATTTGTACGGCAGTCACAAGTACAAAGACGATTATAGTTTTTGTATAACCCTCTTTCCACACGGTCAATCTATCTACCTCGGATGTTTCCATTTGAAAATCCCTCTGTTGAAAGACCTGATTTTACTTACGTGTTTTAAAACGCTCATTTTTACGCTTTTTATATGTACGTCTATGCTTACCGCCCTTAACGGCAGGTGTCGGGGTCGCATTCGATGTATCATTCCAACTAGGAATTGAGAAGAATCCGCCCATTCTACTTACATTGTACGTTTAATCCACGCAATATCCGCCAAGAAAACCTTGCTGGCGTTAGGTGAGGTACGTTTAGTATAAGTAGCAACGGCCTGGAGCTTACGGCGTACTGAAAGAGAACCGTAACGGGAGACTGCTTTCTTTAACGCAGCACGACGAGCCTTTGCCGACTTCTTTACTACGTTAGAATAACCGAACTGTGATAGTTCTCCCTCACGTAATGGACCGATACCGGGAACCTTGACACCGTTAGGGCCGATTAAACCCTTGCCAGGCTTACCTACATTACGAATAAGTCCAGCGGAAACTCGTACGGTTTTACCGCTTTTAAGTTTTCGTGTATATGCTACACGTTTAATGTATCCTATATTTTTACGAGTGGGAGCCATTCTATTTTCGGTTATAGAATTTCTATAATTCATAGACCCAATTCAAGAGGATGTGGGCTTTCATAGCATTAACAGCCGTACTCTTTATTGGACTTTTGAACTTCTTTGCGATGGCGAATAAACAGGAGGTGTTGGACCATTGGGACCAGTATAATAAAAATGTTTTTTTTCTCTTTTTCTTAGCACCTTTCTATAAGCCAGACAGTGATCCTCGGTCCCGGCTTCAATTCGCTTTTGATAATTTCAATAATTTACTTTCCACCTTTGCGGATGATACAATGAAGACGATTATGCAACCGGTAATGCAGATTTTTAAACTACTTACGGATGCCATCGGTCAAACAGTTGAAGGACTTTTCAACGTAAGAGGGCTTCTCAAGTCTATGTGGAGTCAGTTCAACAGTATGACAGAGGTGTTTATAAATCGTTTCCAAGGAACGCTTACGGCATTGAGAGCGACCTATATGAAACTACATAGCGCAATTGGCAAGATGTTCGGTGTTGCAGTGGCGGGTATTATGTCAGGCCTTTCGGCGTATCAAGCAACGCTGAGCGTATTTGACCTCGTAATTAATATCATCATTACGATTTTGATTATTATAGCGGCCATTTTCATCTGGCTCCCTTTCCTCTTCATCGCAGTCATAGCGCTCATCATCGTCGTAGTACAAATGATTGAACGAGCAGGCCAGGGCGATAAGATAAGCGGTATTGCGGGTGTCTTCTGTTTCCAGGAGGGCACACTGG